CTTTATATCTTCCGACATAATTTACTCCTATTAAGTTTTTAAGGTTAAAGTTAGTTCTTTTATGGCATCTACCAGTTCTGCACTTTCATCAACCTCTCGTTGATCAAAACACTTAGTTACTGCCTTTGCAGCAACCTTTGCTTCTGAACGAGAGAGACTGAAAGCATCACGCAATCCGTTTTCCCATTCCCTAATGGAAATTTCTTCGCCTTTCACTGAACGAACAGTTGCCTGAGGGTTCATGGGAAAGGTTACTAGCGATACTTCCATTAAATCTACTTCTTTGATAATGCGTTTGTTACCACGCTTATCATATGAAACTTCTTTTGGGTTTACTCTAAAGCCTATTGATAGACCGTCCAAAGCTCCCATCTTTAATAATTCGTAGGCTTCTGCTCCTGCTTGTGTTTTAAGAGCCAGTCTACCTTTGACCACAAGACCATGCTCATCTTCTTTGATCTCGTCAAACACACCGATAGGCATATCAGACTTGTGTTGATACAAGAGTTTTACATTTTGTGGTTTTCTTTTCTTTAAGGATTTAGCGAATGCGCCTGCTTCTATAACATCATTGCCTAAGTCTTTATTACCAAAAACAGAACCATAGCCTTCAAATGTGCCATAGTTTTTATCTTCATCTTCGTCTTGATAAGCCTTAATGCTTGATTTGATTTCAATAGATTCTTTCTCTACTTCTTTCTCTGAGTTCATCTCATCAACAGTTTCTTCTGTGTCAGGCTTAGATTTGCCAAACTCAATGATATAAGAGTCATCAGTTTCTTCTACTGCTCTTATATGCTTCTCATCATTCTCTATAGAATCTTCTTTATTAGAATCGTACTCATTAGTACAGACGGCTAGGCGTTGATCTGTGTCGGTATACTCACTCGTCATAGTGTCATCTCCCATACATCTTTTTAAAAAGTTCTGCCTACTTTCGTCACTTGTCGGTTTCGGTATAGGCATATTCTACATATAGTACATAAAGGGTAATATAAGCACAAGATATAGTTGAAATTAAATAATTAAATTAATTGTTGCACATTAACCCAATTTGGGTATATAATTACTGTATAAATTAAATTGATGCCCTTAGGGCAAGGAAAAATAAAATGAAAACAACTCACACACACAAAGGTCATTGTCAGGTTTGCGGTGCTATGCACGCTGTTGATAACTCTCATAACGGATTAGCTAAACATGGCTATGATGTTTCTTGGGGGTTTTTTAACGGTGTATGTAGTGGTGCTGATAACTTACCAATACAACTAGACAGAACTCTAGCTGACAAAACTATCGCTTCTCTAGATAAGAAAATAGCTAGTCTACAATCATCTTTAGATTCTGTTAACGATTGGTTTCCTGAGACTGTATATGGATATAAGTTGGACGGAAAGTTTGTTGAATTACCTAGTATCTATAATATGTTTCACTCATATGATGCTCTTAATGATTTAAAACTATCACCGCAAGACTATATGAGAAGCAGATACAAAAAATATGTAGAGCAAGGCTATACAAGTGTTGCTTTTACATTTGATGAATTTAGACTTATTTGTGATGAGGTTGATTACAAAACTCCTGCTAGGTATCTTCAAAGTTGGAGAGAAACTAGAGCTAGAAGATTAAAAAACATTAAAGATCAAGCAGAAGGTCATAAGTATTTTTTACAAGAGCTTATAGAAAAGTTTTATGGTAAGCCTTTAATTGAATCTAATCTTGTAAGCAAAGTTGTAAAAGAATTATCTGAGATCGCATCTGCTGACATTGTAAATGAAGTTCCTACTGTTAAAACAGAAGATAGATGGGGCAGAGTAATTAAGAGAACTGTTTACTATATTTGGGAAGGTGAAGCTGAAAAAGAAATTAACGGCAAAATCTTAAAAGTTGTATGCAAGAGAAACAGGACTTATAAAAAGTATGCTTCATACACATATGTTGATGGTAAGAAGGTTGGTAAAAAAGCCCTAGAGGAACTTCTAGGGTAAGTTTATATTCTTTAAAATTAAGACCCCCTTTACTGGGGGTTTTTTTTATTTAAAGAAAAGTATTGCATACAAACCCATTATGGGTATATACTTACTGTATAAATTAAATTGATGCTCACAGAGCAGGATAAAATAAAATGAAAAAACAAACCTACCGAGTAACAGAAGGTGAATATGCTGGATGGACTACACAAGCTGTTGATAAAAAAACAGCACAAAAAAACTTTGTTGCTATGTGCAAAAGACAAAAGGCTAAGAGTCTTGAGTTTACACATGAGGAACTTGAGATTTTAAGCAGTCTGTTAGAGCTTAACTTCACTGGCATACCCACTGATGCAAAAGAATATATTAATCCAAATGATAAATGCGAATACTTTATGTGTGATGATTATGATAAAGCTGACAAGTTGCATGACAAAATAATTGCGCTTGTATTAAGAGCAAGAAAAAAAGAAAAGGTGCAAAAATGAATACCTTATTCACACTTAAGGAACTCAAAGACCTCATCTTAGATGGGGTCTGCGAGGATGGCACTACATTAGAGCAAGCATTGGATTTCTGTGAATCAATCATCTTTGATGACAGCTACACCCTAGAAGAAGTTTACTTGGCTAATGTCTCATACAACACAATTATCTCTGCAAGGCTTAGAAGATCATGGAGCAAAGATTATTTTGAAAAGCCTGAGTCTATCTTTGATCAGGAGATATGGATTGACCCTGTAGTTTTAAGCAAAGCATTTGCTGTTCATTGGTCTAGTCTTAATAGAACTAAGGGTACTCTTGGATTTACTAGGGGGTATGACTGGACTGATTAGGTCATATCCCTTTCATCAGCATAGACAATTACGCATCTGCAATTAATAACATTTTTTGCACCACCTTTAGAATCACCTGCGAATCCCATTGGAACTCCACCAACAATAAAGTCCTCTGCCATATCTACCGTTTGTCCGTTTGCTTGTGAATGTGTTGACCTTGTTCTTGCATCATTTGTTGCTACCCACTTCTTTAACATCTTTACACCTAAGTCTTTCTCAACGGTTGCATGATAGGCATGATTTGCAAAAGAAGCTGCGCTATGTGTTTCAGTTCTTGCTATAAGTGCTGCACGGCTTCTGCTGATTGGCAAGAATTTATCTGATACCAGTTTAGCTATCTGTGGCAATGTAAGATTATCTGCTCTGCCTTGTTCTATTAGCCTGCTTATTCTTGTTGCCATTCTTTCTGATATACCTGCCAGTATTAATTGTCTGCCAGTAAAATATTCATTAACTACAGCTTCAAAGTCTACGCTTCTACCAAACACAAAGGCTTCATCAGCCTTACGCATCATTTCGTATTTATCTTCATTGAGTTTATAAATAGCTTGAAAGGTTCTTCTGTAATGAGCCAGTATCAGTGGAAAAAAATCTTCGTTTAAAGATTGGACTGCAACAGTAGGCTCATAGATTCCATACTGTTTATAAAGGTGCATATGAACATTAACAAACTTTCTAAAAAGAGTATTTAGCTTTCTAAAAAATCTTTTTTCTAAATTGTTTCTTAAAACTAACTGCCTTCTTGCTTCTGCTCTTGAATTAACTCTGCCTTGCCTAAAATCATTAAGCCTTTTAGTGTTGTTTCTCATTTGCTAGATAATGGATGCCCTTTAGGAAATAAATCAGTGTCATGCTTGCCACCTCTGAACTTGCCTGATGATAAAGCCCTTAAGAAGCTATTTACTCTTGCATATGCCCATTGATCAGGCGAGCTTACACTAGGTCTTACGCTTGAAGGGTTAGTTCTGTAAGCTCCGACACCCCTTCTAAAGACTGCTTCAAGCATTCTTAGGTTAGCTCTTTTAGTCTTGCTGTTGCCGTGTTTTTCGTTGTGATCTTCTACCTTGCCTTTAAGAGCTTCTTTTACCTTGCCTGATAAAGCCTTCTCATCTTCTTTAGACTCTACATGGTCTTGTAAAGCAAACTCTTTATCTTCTTCTGTGATGATTTGTTGGCGTTTTCTTTTTGACCAAGCAAAGCCTGAATCTCCGCCCCAAAGCAACCATGCAATCTTACCTGCGCTTGGATAGCCTTCTTCGCCTTGTCTGAAACCCTGACCTTGTTTGTCTACCTCATGACGACTGAAGAAGCTGTACATTCTTTTAACGGTAGATATAGATAGCCTTTCTTTGGCAACCAATTGATTTGCACGAGCAACACCGACAGCAGTACCGCCCCTATTGAACTTTTTTCTAAGCTCAAGCCCTCTCTTAGCTTCTTCTGCCATTTCACTGGTAGGAATCGTATTAATATCTGATAAAGCCTTTTCTTCTTCTAATAAGAAAGCTATTTCCTTATCAGTTTCTTCATCATCATAATCTTCTAAATCTTCTTCATTAACTGGGTTCTCAGGCTTCTCTACACCTTCGTCAGTAAGAGGGAATAGGTTAGCTGATATGTAGAGGTCATCTGCCCCATCAACAGGTTCTAAGCCAAGCTGTTGTCTAGCTTCGTTTCTAGTCATGATGCCTTCTCTTACAGCAGAGGTAACATTTTCATAGGTTCTCTTAACTCTCTCTGACAAAGCAGGGATTGCATCTATGTCAAACTCTAGTGTTAGACGATCATCAAACAATGGCACTAACCATTCGTTTAGGTCTGATGCCATCTTTCTTAGATGCGGAATAATTGTTTCTTCATACAAAGCAAGTCTTGCTTCTGCGACATTGGCATAAGTCTGACTATCAGGAACACCTACAAGCTGACTAGGTACACCAAAACATAAGGCTATGTCTGTAGCACTCATATGCTTAAGGTTAAGGAAATCCATGTCTTTAGGACTGAGACCCATCTCTTTCCAGTCAAAGTCTCCTTCTAGTAGCATAGGTCTGCCTGCATTGTTAGCACCAGTAAACCTATTATTCATGTCAGTGATAAGTTGTTGTCTTTGTGATTCACTAAGATTGACTGCAAAGCCTGCATCATCTTGTGGTTTAAATATGATTGCACCACTTGGTCTAGCACCATTCTGTAGAAGATTTACATTGTGTTTACTAGACATATTGAATTGATCTACCTCTACAGCAGCAGCACTCATTGGACTCAAACCGTAGTAATCGTCTAATGGATTCCATAGCTTAATGTGTTTAAGTTCACTAAATCCATTCTCTTGATCTATTAGATAGGTATGAGCTACCCTGCCATTGACCATGTACTCATATTTCTCAGGAATTGGTTTGCCACTGCCTTTAATATTTATACGGTCAGGTCTAAGTTGATGCAGTTCTTTTGGCGCACCCATATCAGAACCAGTCTTTAGTATGTAAGCATTACCACTAAGTAACACATAACCAAACAGGCTGTTAAAAAACTCACTGTAGGATTGCAGTGGATTAGGTCTTTGCAATAAATCAATTAACGGATGTTGTTCTATTATTTGATCGCCTGCCTTAACAACAAATGGTACTGCACTTGCACCTTTGCTAATCTCATTAACGCATCTATAAACAATAGCGTTTTTAAGGTAGCCTTCTTTTGCTAGGTCTTGATATTTATACGACTTTGCTTCTTCAGTGCCAACACCAAAGTAACCCATCATGTTTGAATTTTTGCGTTCAACAGGTTGTCTGTTAAACAATCTTTGTAAAAATGTTTGTTCTGCCATTAGCTTATTCTCCAATTTACTTCGCCTTTAGACTTGCTGATCTCGGATATACCCCAAACCAAAGCATCCAATCTGTCAGGACTAGGTTTTGTCTCTCCTGTATAGCTACACAACTGTGATTCTAATTCAGGAAAATAACCAATGTGATGAACACGCCTTTGCTCGTAAAGTGCTGCAACAGGTTCGGCTCTTACCATTTTACCTCTTGTAGCTCTTACAGACCTATAAGGAATGTTTACATCCATTCCTCGTAATAGTCTTTCCACCAAATCGCCACCGTTATTTACTTCAGCTACTATTCTATCTGCATCCCAATCATAAAAGCAATTGATAGCTTTTCTAGCCCAACCGTCAGGGCTGTACTTTCCTGAAGCATCTTCTAGTACATAATACTCATTATTATGGTCTTTGCCTACTACCATGATGCCTGTTTCATCTGAATCTTCGTTGTTTGTTACAGCAGGGTCTATAGCTACTATGATTTGCTTAAGCTCTTTTTCTGTATCTTCAGGCAGTCTTGCTTCATCAATAAGTTTGTTTGACCACAATGCTCCTTCTAATTCTTCTATGATTTCAGCGTAGAGTTCTTGTCTGCCTAGCGTTGTTCCTTCATATCTACGCTTTAACATATCTAATGCTGACTGGGCTAAGTTATCTTCATTCTCAAAAGTTGAACCACTCGTCACACTGACATCATCTCTTTCTACCAAGGTCTTAATCATCTTGTTAGGTTTAGGTGTAGTTGTAATCACGCACTTAGGATTATCTCCAAGTCTAAGACCAAACATTAATTGATCTAAGGCTTCAGGATAACGCCAAGCTGCAATCTCATCACACCATGCTCTATGAAACTGTGGTCCTCTAAGTCTTTCAGGTTCTTGTGCTGCATACCCAACAATCTTAGAGCCATTAAATAATCTTATCTCTGAGAGACTAGATGAATAACCTTTGTAATCTGCACTGGATGAATAACACTCATCAGGAATGATTGATAGCAAGCCACTGTTCCCACCAAAGCAAACTCTGCGTAAGTCTCCGTGTGTTGGTGCTACTACTGCACATATGGTGTTTGGATTTCTTAAGGCGTAAAGAGCTATGTCCTGTGCGCCAGTTCTTGTCTTACCCCAACCCCTACCTGCAAGTATGAGCCAAATGTTATGCTCATCAGCAGGTTCTATTTGTTTTGCTCTAGCAGTCTTAAGCCAATCAGTGTACAGCTTTATCGTTGCTTTCTCTGCGTTGCTCTGCAACTGAGTCAAGCAATTCCATAGCTTCTCTGAAGGCATCTGTTTCTTGGATGTTTGCATTTAGATTCATGTTGTGGGTTGCTTCGCCTAATGCAAGTTTAGCTAACTTCTGTGCATTGGTTGCAGCTTGTGATAATGATGCTATTCCACTTGGTTTGTCATTTGACTTTATTAAACCCTGAACATGGGTAAAGATTTCATAGGAAATTTTTAAGGCAAGCTCATCAATCTTGATGCTTTCTTCTGCTAACTGCTCTCGTCTTTTCTCATCAAACTCAGCAATCAGCTTGTGTCTAAATTCTTCTCTCTGCATTTTCCATCCGTCTTTTGCAGACAATCTGTAGATGGTGGTAGAAGAAACATTGTATTTTGCAATCAACTCATCAAGAGTAAACATAGTTCTTTCGCCTGTGTCTAGCTCTACGCCTTGCACATACTCATTGCGGATTGCATCCTTTATCTGATCTGTGATTTTTACTTTGGCTTTTTTATCTGTCATGTATCTATCATGTTTCTGCAACAATGATATTCCATTTTGAGATTAAATTAAAGCTAATTTATTTTTGTATATTCTTGAGCCTTATAATTGATCTGTTTTGTCAGTAACTTTTTATCTCTCTTATTACCTATAACATATATGTATCTATGCTTTGCGCTTCTATGCACTCTCTTGGTTGCATCTCCTAGGTGATGTCTTGAGTGTTTACCGTCTGCACCTGCCATATCTGTTCTTTCTTTGGTTGTGCCAGTAAACATAAAGTTGGTTGCCTGATATACAACCCCTAAGTGTTTCTCTTTAGTGTCTGCGTAAGAGACTATGATTTTAGGTTTGGGTAATAGTTTAAAAGATGCGCCTATGAGAATTGATGCTTCGTTTTTTTGTTATGTTTTAAAACCAATCTATTTAACTCTATGACATGGTGCTTATTGTTCTTGCCTGCGACTCCTTCACATAAAGATGCAGATGCAGGTATTCCATATGACACGATGCCAACCAATTCTTGTTGCAAAAAAAGACCGTATGCGTAATTGATGCTTGGTACTCTCTTTGCGTAATGAATATTTAAAATAAAAGGTAGCGCTTCTTGGTATTGGATTCTGCGAATGCTGTAATCTGCGACAAAGATTGATTCTTCTTCTGCAAACAGGGTTGATTGATAGATACTCATTTTATTATTTCCAACATTGAATTTTATACCGAATTGGGGTTAAAAACCAAACATTAAAAAAAATATAAAAAAAATACTTCTTGCAATATAAACCCAAACTGGTATAATGGTAATTGGTAAAAAATAAATTGAAACTTCATAGGAGAAGATAATATGAAAAATAAAGTGAGAAAGACCAAGCATAAGTTTGAACTCTACAGGTTCAACAATATGTCCATCCAACATAGTATCAAGGGTATCAATATAGGTATCGGTACTAGAGCAGTCAGGCTTGGTTACAAGTGGGTCTATGTCAAAGACTACTTCAAAGACAAGCATCTGTTTAACTCTAAGTCTTGGAGAAAGATTAGACGAAGCAAGTGGGATTCTATCTGCCAGTCTAATGATCACTACTTTCAGAAGGTGGCGTAATGCGAACATCACAAGAAGCACTAGCTAATTACGAAAAGGTCAATGCCTTGTGGCGTGAGAACAAATGCTCACTTCGCTACAAGGATTATAAAGGAGCAGTTGACTTTAACACTGCAAAGAATCTTCTTAGGTCTTTGTGGAGAAAAGAAGTCGGCACTAAGTTTCCTTACAGAAAGATTAAGCAAGTCACTGGCAATAGAAATACTTGGGTGTGGAGAGGTATAGTTGCAATCAATTGTGAAAAAGGTTGGGCAGACATTGTTCACCTTTGGTCACACTGGTTAGATTGTAGAATCAATCCTAATAACAGACCTCACTCTGCTGAACACTCTTTGATTGAATTAAGATGCACTAAGTATTTCTTTGAGAAAGACATCTTTCAGAAGTCTAGGCTTGCTATTGAAGAACCTAGAGTTAAAAAGCGAATAAACAAAGTTGCTCAAAGATATGATCGTATGATTAAACGACAAAAGGCGTGGAATAGAAAACTCAAACTTGCACAAACCAATCTTGATAAAGTAAACAAGGAAGTTCGTCTTTACGAAAGAGTCCACTCAGAAGAAAAAAGAACCACTAAATATTTAATACCATAATGGGTTGCATAAATTAATTAAATAAATTATGCTCGGTTCTTTAAATTAAATAGGAGATAAAATGAAAAACCTTAAAACGACAAAAACCACAACTACAAAAGAGGTTGAGCCATATTGGTTCATTGACTATGTAACTTATCGCTTCATTGATGATGACCTAAAAGACTACAAGATAGAAAAGGAATTGTATTCTGAAAACAGGTCTTTTTATTATCTGATGAAGGGTAATCAAATATTATGCTCAGATCACTCAAATCATAATCATCCATATCTTGTCAGTTCCCTTAAAGATGCCAAGCGTAGAATTATCTTTGACATAGAACCTGATCATGATGGATACCAACGACAAAAATGGGTTGATAAAACAGAGGACATGATCTATCCACTTTATTTAAATCACACTCATAAGAAAAGGTTAAAGTAATGTCAATTGAGTTACTAAACAAAGCCCTCAAACTAGAGGGCTTAACTCCAACCAAGAAATTAGTTCTAGTCATCCTTGCCAATTACGCAGATGAGAAAGGTAGTTGTTATCCTAGCTATCAGCACATAGGTCTACTTGCAGGAATTAAAGACCCTAAACACATTGGTAAGATTATCAAAGAGTTTGCACAACAAGACCTGCTTGAGATCACGGCTAGATTTAAAGCAGATGGTGGGAACATATCAAACCGATACACCTTACATCTAGGTCAGGGTCTACAGACCCCCACTGGTGAGGAGACCCCTACCCCTCAGGGTCAGGAGACCACCATCCCCCCTGTCTCACCACCCCCCAATACTAAAGAGAATACTAAAGATAATACTAAAGACCTCTTTGAGGAGTTTTGGAAAATCTATCCACGCAAGACAAACAAGTACGCAGCTTCTCAAAAATATAAGATTGCATTAAATGATATATCTCATGAAGAACTCTTAGAAAAGATTAAGTCCTATGCAGAGTTTGTTAAAGATGAAAAGATGGATTTAAAATTTGTACCTCATTGCACAACATGGTTAAATCAAAAACGGTATCTTGATGATGCAGATACAACAGTAACAAAAGTTAAAAAATCATTGAACTCTCTCGCAGGGTAAGGAAATAAAATGAAAGATATAAGTACCGTCCTTATGGACAACAGAATAAATTTAAAACATTACGGTGAAGGTAATCAAAAAGTAAAGTGTCCTTCTTGTCAGCCCCCACACAATCCAAAAGATAATCCACTCTCAGTCACCATAGAAAATAATACGGTGGTTTGGAATTGTCACCATTGTGAATTTAGAGGTGGGTCAGGAGATGGGTCTAATTCTTTTAAGCCAAAGACCTATCAAACACCAGTAGTTCCTGAGTCTAAGTCTACAGATAATTCCATGTATAAGTTCTTCGGTGATCGTGGCATTTCTAAATCAACGGTTGACTCTATGAAAATCTTTAACGAGAACTCATGGATTGCATTTCAATACTTTGATGAACACGGCTCACTGGTGAATGTTAAATACAGGACAGTTGATAAACAGTTTAGACAATCGCCTAACGCTAAACGCATCTTATATAACTATGACAATGTGTACAAAAGCGATACCGTCATTTTCTGCGAAGGTGAGATGGATTGCATCAGTTTGTTTGAGAGTGGCATAACGAACAGCACAACGCTTCCTGATGGTGCGCCTAAAGAAGCAAAGTTTGACCCAAATGATGCAAGGTTTAAAGCCTTAGATAACTCACCTCTCATTGCCAAGAACATAATTATATTTACTGACAATGACACAGCAGGAAGATCACTACACAAAGAACTGCTACATAGGTTCGGTAAAGATCGCTGTTGGTATGTGAAGTGTCCTGAAGGATGCAAAGATGCTAATGAGGTTCTAATGAAACACGGTGCAACCAAACTCAAGGAACTTATAGACAATGCTATCCCTTATCCTATCAACGGCTTGTACAAAGGTCATGACTACTTTGATCAACTGATTGATCTGTATGAGGGGAACTATGAGAAGCCTGTAGAGATCGGCATGGGTTCACTGGATGACATTTACAAGATCATGACTGGTACTTTCCATGTGATTACTGGTATACCCAATCATGGTAAGTCTTTAATACTTGATCAGATACTTCTGAACCTAGCAAAGAATCAGGGTTGGAAGTTTGCAATCTTTTCTCCTGAACACTCAACGAGTATGCACATCAGAAGGATGACACAGATGTATTGTCAGAAAGCATTTGATGAGGGCTTCGGTAATCGCATGAGCAGATCAGAGTTGGTAGAAGCTATGGGCTTTATTGATAAACACTTCTTCTTTATTGAATCTAAAGATGCCGTACCTGAGATAGACCTAATCATAGACATAGCAAAATCCAGTGTTTACAAACACGGAGTCAATGGGATAGTCATAGACCCTTACAATGAGGTCAGTGCAAAACGAGAAGGCAATCAGCGTGAGGATGAACACATAAGAGATTTTATCTCTAGCTGTAAGCGCTTTGCTAGAAACTACGAGGTCACTATGTGGGTGGTTGCCCATCCAACAAAGCTACCTAAGTCTCAAGATGGTTCTTACCTGCCACCTTCTGCCTACGATATAAGTGGAGCTGCACATTGGCACAACCAGTCTGATGCAGTCCTAACGATTCACAGAGACTTTGATGACAACTCCACTAGCGTAATTACACGCAAGATAAGAGAACAGGACTTATACGGTAAGATCGGACAGGTTAAGTTCTTCTATGATATGGACAAACGAATCTTTATAGAAAGAAATTACGAGATAGACGATTGGAGTCTATAAGTAAAAGTCGTTGGGTGATACTACGCCTTTGGTAAAACTATGAATAACTCCCATCTCTTTTTTTCTAGGTATGCGAACACCAATGATGTATTTAGCAAGACCGCCCTGAGAAAATCTATGTCCTGTTTCTTCATGCACAGCTTCTATAAATTTATTTTGAGTGTAGTTGTTCTCTTGCAAAAAATCTTTCAGCTTCATTGGTTGTCTCCTAATATTAAATTAAGGGTTGTGGTAAACCCAATATGTGATTATAATTCCATTTCGTATTTATTGAAAGCATAAATTGAGGTATTTAAAAGATGAAAAACAATCCATTTGAACAGTTTGAGATTGAGCACCTATCAGCCAGTTCTATAAACCTATTCATACAAAACCCACCACTGTTTATTGTTCGGTACTTAGCCAAACATAAGTCACCTACTAACCCTGCCATGTTAAGAGGTACGGTCATAGACCATGCCATAGGCAACAAGACATCCATAGAAGATGCACAGGCTGAGTTCAAATCGCTTATGAGCTACGAACAGAGTCAAGGCGTGGTGTTTGATCAAGAGAAAGCAGACACAGAGTACAACAACATAGAGAAGTATCTATCTATAGGATTGCCTTTCTATAAACACTTAGGCGAGCCTGTTAGCTATCAAAAGAAAGTAGAGATAGATGTAGGGCTACCAGTATCAGTTATAGGGTACACAGATTTAGAGTATGAGGATTGCATCAGAGACATAAAAACCTCTGCAAAGAAACCACCTGCATTACTCCCACCAGTTCAAAGGCAACTAGCAATTTATGCTACTGCGTTAGAAAAAGATCATGCGTATGCTGATTATATCTATGTGACTAAGACCAAATCAGAGGTCATCACATTTGAGATAGACGACATAAGCATGAGATTAGATGAGGTGTATAGGGCTTCGTTAGCAATAATGAACCTTCTACAGAATAATGATGTTAACTCTTTGGTTGACCAGTTCTATCCTGACCTATCCCACTGGATGTGGTCAGACTCAGATATACAGGTTGCTAAAGAACTATGGAGAATAAAATGAGTGATAAATTGATTGAATCAATAAATGAAATAGCTAACCTTGCTGATAGCGATAAAACCAATATCAAAGGTAAGCTCTACACAACCGTAGACAAACGGTTGCAAACCTTTAGAAAACATTTTGGTAGTAATGCCAATGTGCAGACTAAGATTATCCACAATGACTTAGAAAGAGTGGTGGTACAAGCTACTGTAAGCGTTTATGTGGACGGCACATGGCGTGAGATAGGTAATGACTATGCTGAAGAATTTAGATCGCAGGGCATGGTTAACAAGACTTCTGCTCTTGAGAACTGCTGTACCAGTGCAATAGGTCGTGCTTTGGCTTGCTGTGGTCTCGGTGGTGGCGAGTATGCAAGTGGGTTTGAGGTAGACAATGCCATAAACAACAAACAACCTGCACCTGATCTTAAAGAATCTTTGGTTCTTAAGAATGCAAAAGGTCATCCATACGCAACCTTTCCTGACACTCATGCTTTTATAGGTGGCTTGCGTAAGGTTTTAGCTAATCCTGAAGATCAAGAGTGCATAGATGTATTTAAAGCTAACTCAAGTGAGATAGAACGCATCTACAATGATTTGCCTGAGAATGATAGAGACTTACAGGCGTTTGAGAAGCTAATTGATATTTACTCTAAGAAAGTTGTATGAGTAAGCTGACATTAGATGATTGTGTCTATTTCTGTATGCGTGACGGCAGATATTGGACATTTTGGGAACTACAAGATGCTATCAAGCAGAAAACAGGACAGTTTTACGGAGAGCCGTCTATTTCTGCTTCTATACGCAACTTGAGGAAAGACCCTGCTAGACTTAAATATAAACTTCCTGCCTTTGGAGAAGTTATAGAAAAGAAACGCAGGACAAGTGGTAAGGGGTTTAAATATAAATTAATAGGAGAAAAAAATGGATGATAAGCAATATGATAAAGAGCTAAAAGGTTTTCTTTGGCATGAGACTGGTTCTACTGTGATACGCAAAGGAACTATGCAAATAAATGGCGAGGAGATTTATTCTGCAATTGTTAAAACAAAAGTTAAGGGCGAAGATAAGTACGAGCTTATGGTTTCCGCAGGTTTGTTGCATCTTAACGAGGAAAAGAAATCTGAAAGAAGTCCTGATATTGGTGGTCCAATCACTTGGAACAATGTCCAGTACAAGTTTGGTGGTTGGAAAAAAGTATCAGATAAAGGCAATGAATACACTGCTGTTAGTCTTAGAGTAAAGGATGATGAAGAAACTGTTGCTCATAAAACTGAGGTAGAAGAAGCGCCTTTTTAACTTGCCTAGTAAAAGATACAAAGATGAGTCGCACCTTAAATGGATTAGGACATTGCCTTGCCTATTGTGTAAAGCAGGTTACTACTCCCACTCAAGAGAAGTGCAAGCGCATCATTTACTTAAACCCTATGACGGAGTGCGTGGCATGAGCTTAAAGGCTAATGATAGGAATGCTATACCTTTGTGTTTACATCATCATGCACAGCTTCATACGAAGTTTGGTGATGAGTATAAGTTCTTTACGAGTTATGGTTTGCCTGCTGACTTTGGACAAGTTTGGGCTAAAAGATTATGGGAAGAAAAACTTTGGAGAGATGATAGCCAAGAGGACAACGATTTACCCTTCTAAAATAAATGTATAAAGTTGTTGCATATATTCCGTAATGGGTTTAGAATTCTCTTATATTAAATGAAACGCTCACAGAGCAGGTATAAAATGACAATAACAACAAAACGACTAGAAAGTAAAATTTATCTTCTTAATGAAGTAACCGATCATCCAACAACAAGTTGGCAATCTCAAGGTCATCTTGAGATACCTAAAGCAAATAAAGGTCATTATTTTTTTCGTGAAGCACACGGTCTTTTTTACTTATGTCAAATAGCTAATGAAAAAGGTTTAGAAAAAGATACTCACCATATATTCTACGGCAAAACCAAGCGAGAACTCTATAAACAAATTGAAGCAATGATAGATGGTGTAAGAATTGGAAAAAATTGTGCAGATCGTTTACAAGGAGCAACATCATGAATATTCCGCACTATGAAATGCAAAGAAAAAATGTTCACATGATTGACACTAATTCTGATTTATCAGAACAAGAGCTTATCAACAAACTCTATGAATCTGATCTCATTGGTAGATTACCAGTAAAAGGTAAATACAGTGTTTATTGGGTAAAATGTTCTCGTAATGATTCTCGTATTTATGCAAGCAAAGATATACAACTAGAAGTATCAGGTAACAAAATATTTTTAGGTGCTAATGCAGATTTAGGAGTTTGGCATCTAGCACAAGAAATGATGGCTCTTTTTTACAAAGAGTTCCCATTCTCTAACCTTCGTGAAGTTCGTAACTACATATGTGGTGATATAGATTGGTCTTATGAAAACAAGGAATCAAATCCTAAAAAAATATTTCATGCAAAACAAATAAGAAAAAACCCTAAATATTACGGAGTAGAAGCATGAACACAGTCTATGATGTTTACCAGTTCTTTTACCATATCGGCAGGTATGGAGATCACAGAAGAATCGCAACTTTTAACAATGAAGCAGATGCTCAAAGACGAGTAGATCAAATATGGTCTACTGGTCAGACTGCTTCTATCAAACCTAGAGAGGTATAAGATGATAACTAAAGATAAAAAATTCAGTTTGCTCAACTATATGTGCGACATTGCATTTAACTTTTATGAAACAAACAACCTTGAGCATTTATGTGTAAGAGAGTCACAGTTAGTTGGAAACTACAATACTGAAGAACAATTAGAGTGGCTACAAAGATTTAGTGATGTTTGGGATAGAGTAGAAGAAAGAGAGGTAAACAAATGATAACTAAAGATCAACTAAGAGAACTAGACTCTTACATTCATGAGATTGATATGTGGGAACTGGTTAAGTTGTATAACAATGTCTTAACTGACATAAATAAATCAAGAATTGCCAATAAGCATTTAGGTCAAACGCCTGAGTCAGTGCTTATTGAATATTTACATTTAAAAATTACTGAGATGCGTGACGATTATCACAAGTCAAGGTTGGGTATATAAGGTGAAAGCTATGAATTTTGAAGAAAACAAAAAGAAAATAACTGGTAATGTCAATATTGTCTGTGATGCTGATTTGTGGAAAGACTTGCACGAACTACATAAAGAGTTTGGCATAAACAAATCTGACATTCTTAATAATTTTATTAATCATTTTTACAGCAACAAAGATGACTTAATTAAAGTTATTGCTCCGATTATTGAGGAGCAACTACAGAAAAGATTAAACGAGGTGCGTAAGCTGCAGGGTAAAGTTAAAGCTGTATCATCACCACCAATAAAAGAAGTTATTACTCAAATCAATAGAATGACCAGTGGTAACAGTCAAGGTGCTGAGTATCAGGGTAGTCATATAGGCACTCGTAAGAACCCTATAAATCTTAAGAGAACTAACTACAGCGTTGAGTTTACTGATCAAGGTATAAGTATGCTAAACGGCAAGAGAGATACTTGGGTACACGACACCGTGAGCAAAGGCTTGGCTATTAGATTTAAGAAGTTTGGCAAGGTTTACTACACTAGAGCCAAGAACTCTAAGGTAGGTAAAAACACTATTAGAGTTAAGATTGGAGATACCAGTGAGATGACTTTACAGGATGCAAGAAAGACTCATGCAAAAAACTTAGATTATATCTACACTGAAAATAAAAATCCTAACAAGCTATTTCCTAATATTAAACACACAAGAAATACAAAACACGCTGTTAAGTATGACCCTGCTCCAATAGAAGAAACAAAAGAGGATGCTAGAGATTGGAAAACATTTAGGACCTATACCATAGATGACCTTGATACTCTCGGCAAAATACTTTCTGAGGAAACAGGCATCATTCAAAACACTTTGACTAAGTTTAAAAACAAGCTCTCTGAGAATCTGCATCAGCAATGCTTAGATATGTTTAGAGATGGCATGACTATCTTTGATCTTAGAAAAAGATGTTTTAAATTAAAAGATACTAACAACCCTGAGTCTGCTCCTATCACTTATGAGATGTGCATATACAGATTGACCAAAGCTATATACCATTTTGGTACGCATGAAGAAAAACAATCATTTAATTTTTAAGGATTAATTATGAGTATTAATGACGAGTTTAAAGATATGTCACCTTTAGAACGCAAGGTGGCTAAGTTATCAATTAAGTATCACGCTGATCTAATGAGTATGCCTATACACGAGGTCAGAGATATTATCAGTGAAGAAGATTATGCAGACCTGTATGATTTTATGAAGAATGGTTGTAGGGAAAGGGTGTTGCACTAATGGACACATTTATAAACATAGTAGTAGGATTATTAGCACTTTATGGGGCTTGTGCTTTATTCTTAGTAATGGTTATATGGATTAAGGGGAAATTATGAACTATTTATTTTGGCTTATATTGCCAGTAGCAATTTGGTGCATGACTTGGATTATTATTGATTTTATAGTCAATGAGAATACAGCTAACGAGTTAGAGGATATTATTAACTGTAAGTGGGGTAAAGATAATGATTATTGATGCTTTTGTGTGGTTGTTATATCACAACCAACAAATAGGTTGGATTTGTTTATTGTTTATTATTTATAAAATTTTAAATAATAAAGAGGTAATAAAATGATAGTTCAAGGCATAGAGATACCTAAACATCTACAACATTTACCAAAACAAACAATTAGAAACCTTTTGTATTTATTTAGAGTAAGAACCTAATGAACTCATACTGTTACTCATGGCAAGCAGAATTAAGTGATGAACACTGCGAAGCTATCAAGGCTTTATACATAGAGGGCAAGCCTAAAGAAGCTGAGATAGGCAATGTTGCCAGTATTGATAAGAATGTTAGATCATCTAATATATTGCCATGTGAGTATGATTCTGAAAATGGTGCTTATCTTAATAGGATTATGAATCAATACATTACTATGGCTAATCGTGAGTGCTTTGGTGTTCAACTAAATGGCTTTCAAGAGTTTCAAATAGCCAAATATGGTGCAGGTGATTTTTATGACTTTCACATGGACTCTAATATCTTTGACCATGCATCACAGAGAAAACTAAGCATCACAGTGCAACTATCAGATAGCATTGACTATGTTGGTGGAGACTTTGAGTTCAGCAAAGACATGGGCAAGTTAGATAAAAAAAAGCTAAGAGAGAAAGGAACTATCCTAGTTTTTCCGTCTTTTCTTTACCACAGGGTTACTGAGGTAACTAAGGGCGAGAGATTTAGTCTTGTGGGTTGGTATGAGGGAAACGATTGGATTTAGTCTTGTAGAACTCCATAAGTTCTTCCCATTTGTAAAACTTCTGTGTCGTTGCTTCGTAATAATTGCCTTTGTTGATTGAATTTGGACATTTGCAATTCAATTTCTCTAAGTCGCAGTTTTGGCATACAGTCATAAGGTACACTAGGTTTTCTCTGAAGAATATTTAATATTAAGTCCTGACAAAGTACAGAGTCGGTTTTTTTCATCAATGCCTTTATCTGTGAGTTGAAAAGTATTATCAACTTTCTCTACAAAACCATGCCGTATGACATCCTCTAGCATCTCCTGTGGCGTTTCTTCCTTGAACATAACACTTAGTATTACCCCAAGCCTTTTGTTCTGTGTTTTGCTGAGAGCCATTTAGACATTTTCCCAATGTTTGCCCTCAAATAATAATGCTTCTGCTTCTCGTCTACGAATCAAACCATCATTTACTTGTCCGCTAACTTTGTTCCATCTTTTAATCTGATATGGAACACCCTCATAATCACCTTGATTTAAAACCTGCAACATAGTGCTACTTTGCAAGTTGCTTGGTCCTAAGTTAAATGTCCAAGAAGTAAGAGCATCAAACTGACATTGATTTAGAGGTATGGTAACTAATTCTTCTACATACTTACCGTATTCTTCTAGTTCATCTATAAGCATGATCTCTGCTTTTTCTTGTGACCATTTATCACCTTTTTGTACACCATGCGTTGAACCATAACCAATAGTCCAAACACCTGCAGCACATTGATATGCTTCTAATTTGCAACCTTCAAACTTTTTGACTAAATCTATACCCTCTTGTGATATGTGCATATTATTCTCCCCAAGTTCCGTCATCTCTGACTTTTGCTTTTTTAGTTCCACCCCAGTATTCAACGGCATGACCTTCATTGATAAGCATTTGGCAAATATCTTGACCATTTTCTGTATAAGGGATTGCAAGTATTCTGCCATATTTACCTTTACCTAATGATTGTATTTTAAATGAGCCTACGCATAGTTCTGCTAGTCTTGCTGATGCTTTTTTACCTAGTGCTTTTTCAGCTAGATTGCGAGTTCTTGACTCAGGAGTGTCTATACCTGCCAACCTGCAGCGTTGTTTATGCAGAAATACACTGAATCCCAAGTCAAGAGTAACATCAATTGTGTCTCCGTCTACGATCTTTTCCAGTATTGCGTTATATACGAAAGGTGTAACTGTTGCCATAAATTAAAAAGGTGCTCCTGCACCTATAGTTTTACTGTTTAGCTT